TCACACCGATGTCATACGCTGGATGGGATACGGCAAGACCTTCCAAGACTTTAAGTGCAATGTCCACATATCGGGTCGAAACGGTCCTACCGGCATACGGAATGCAATCAAGCGACTCTCGCCAGAAGCGCGAAATGTACTTACGATCGAAAATGACGAAAATAAATGGGGAATTGCAGACAGTCTCGAACTTGTTAACGACTGCGCACTCGTTCTCGACATACACCATCACTGGTGCCGTGAAGGTGAATACATACAACCCAACGACGATAGATTTGCTCGCGTAATTGATAGCTGGCGTGGTGTTCGACCTGCAATACATTACAGCTATAGTAGAACAGAACAACTACCAGAAGGCTATGCACACGACACATTGCCTGACATGCCTGCATTATTAGAAGCAGGCTATAAGAAAGGCAAACTACGAGCGCACAGTGATTGGTATCCGAATGACGATGTAAACAACTGGGCATTAGAATTTTTAGACTATGCAGATATCATGTGTGAGTCTAAGATGAAAAATCTTGCAAGTATTGACTTGTATAAATATAACGAAGCAAGGAAAGATTATGAGCTATTTAAACACAATGTATGGGAACAAAAGCGCGAGCTCGAAACCATCTGAAAAAGAATTAACAAAAAATCCTAACCGTGTAGCGGGTGGACTTAAAGGTCAAGGTGTTGATCATTTCACCATGCTAGGTGAAGATGGCTCGGAATTACAAATTCCAAGTCAACGTTACGTTAGTAGTTTGGAAGAGCAGATAAGAAAACAGCGAGCAGCTTTAACCGTCCTAGAACGTAAACTGTCTCGCTGCGAAAAAATTGTTGAGCAACATACAGCTGCTATTGCAAGAACTAGATCTTAGAAGCGTTAAATACTTCTTTAACTAGCTCTTCCTTCTTCTTTCTCTTATCAATTTCAATACCAAATTCTCTACCCTTTTCTTCGAGTTTAGCTTTGGTTAACTTAGTAAGCTCAGCTTTCTTAACTGTTGCTTTCTTAGCTGGTGTTTTCTTTACTGTTGCTTTTTTAGTTTCTACTTCACCAAAGACGGTTTGAGTAACTGATGCTACACTTCCTTCTTTCATGTCTAAACCAAAAAAGGCTTTAAGCCATTTTAACATAATTACTCCATAATATATAGTTCTGGTACATTTATTTATAAATACTAGTACAGGAGATACTAGAAATGGCTAATACAATGGTTGGAACAAAAAGTTTAAAACTTGATAGAATCACAGGATTACGTGCAGACGGTCAAAACGGCGTTGGAATACGCACTATTGTTCCAGTGATTAAATCAGAAAAACTACAAGACGAAAAAAGAGATATGTCAAACACTAACTCATTCCGCGGAGCAAAAACATCATGATAGAGAAATTCATTAAAACACGTTTAAAAGAACGTACAACTTTAGACGGTGCTGTACTAATTGGTGCTGGCATTGCATTTTTAATTTTTAAACCAATTGCAAGTATAGTAGCCTATGCTGCTATTGCATATGGGGCATGGACTATCTGGAAGAAGGAAGACTAATGCCAACTGTCGGAATTTATACAATTGAAGTAGAACAGTCTAATAACACTCGTACATTTAATAATGTTACAAAGCCGTTGTGGAATTGTTCGATCACTAATAACGAAACAGGGCAAACCATAGAAATGGATGACCTTGCAGAACCTACTGTACGTGAAGATTGGTGTGACACTGTATTTAAACATGCTAAAGAAGGTTTAGATTCTGATGAAGGCCCAGACTGTTGCTATGTAGCAGCAAGATACGCTGAATGAGTTCAAAAATCAGAAATGCGTTAGCAATGGGTATGACAAAGTTTTTTAGATTCTTTGCAGATACATTTTTTGCTAAAAGATATGGACATAGAGCAGTTGTGTTAGAAACAGTAGCAGGTGTACCTGGTATGGTAGCAGGTATGTGGTTGCATTTCAAAAGTCTACGCAAAATGAAAACTGGATGGGGACCTGACATTAGGGAGATGTTAGCAGAAGCAGAAAATGAACGAATGCATTTAATGTTCTTTATTGCAATTGCTAAACCTAACTTTTTTGAAAGATTACTTGTACTAGTTGCACAAATTATTTTTATGATATTTTATTTTATAATTTATGTACTTAGTTACAGACTAGCACACAAAATGATTGCATACTTCGAGGAAGAAGCAGTTAGAAGTTATACAGATTATCTTTTCCTAGTTGAAAGTGGACAAGTAGAAAATGTTCCTGCTCCTCAGTTAGCAATCGATTATTATAATATGAAGAAAACAGCCAGGCTGTCTGACTTAATTAAATGTGTAAGAGCAGACGAAGAACATCATAGTGAAGTTAATCACAGGTACGCTGAATGAGTTCAACGCCTGAAAAAGTGCTACAAATAGTAAACCTTTCGCCAAGTGAATCATGGCTAGAAAAATTAACAGAAGTACATCCAATGCGCCAGGTGTTTTGGGCAACAATAATTCAAGTAAGTGTATTTGGATTAATGCTCTTAGCGTTTTGGGTAATTAATATCGTAGTAAGTTTATAATTTACTAATATCTAATCCACTAGACACACTTACATTCCATATTTGCTTTCGCTCTATACCCTTCTTCTGAGCAAATACTTTACTATCACAGTTACCACATACGTGAAAGTAATGATTGTTAAGACGTGCAGGGTCCATACTTCCTCTAGGTCTTTCAAACTCTGTATCACAACTATCACAACGTAATACACAAATAGTTATATCACGTTTATAGGCGTGTTCCTTGCCTAATTTACTTTTTCGGACATGCCGGGTTTCTTTTTTATATTCTTTAATAAACATAACTATATTTACATTAAGATTATAAAAACTATCGATAAATAACAGTAAGGAGACACAATGATTTTACCTATTACACTCACAGAAGATGCTAAAAATAAGATTAACGGGCTTTGCGCGGCTAATACAGAGCATTTTGGAGTACATTTAAGCCTTAAAGGCGGTGGATGTGCTGGATTTGAATATGATTGGGGTATGATAGCAAAAGAAAGTGTTGAACCAAATGATGAAATCATTAATACAGGTACAGGAAACTTAGTTATAAACGCTATGGCACACATGTATTTGTTTGATTGCACAATAGACTACGAAACAGACGTATTTCAAACGCAATTTGTAATTAGTAACCCCAATGCAAGTAGTGCATGTGGTTGTGGAATTAGCGTAAACTTCGACATGGAAGCTGTCGAAAAAAATAATGAATTAATAACGGAGCTCACATAAATGGCACAAGGTAAACAAAACATCAACATCGGTGTAGAAGGTAATGACGGTACTGGCGATAGTATCAGAGAAGCGTTTAGAAAAGTAAATGATAATTTTACTCAACTATATGCTGTATTTGGACAAGGTGGTTCAATATCATTTACTGAATTTAGTGATACTCCGACACTAGCCCAATTACAAGCCAATCCAAGTACATTTTCAAGACCTGTACTTCCAGTAGTTGATGTTGCTGCTGAAGGTAGTAAGTTAGAATTTAGAAAATTAGTTAGTAACAGTTTCTTAGATGCGTCTATCGATGATACTGTTACATTTAGTTTAACGTCAGGTGGACACATTGTTGTAACAGCGGCAGGTGGCAAACTTGAAGAAGATGAAACACCTAAAATTAATTCAACAGGTGGCGGCATAAATGCATCTGGAAATATTGTTGCAGGCATGCCAACAAGTCTTACTGACATTGAAACTAAACTGTCTGTACTTAATGCCGCACATAACGGCGCTGGGTTTACAACTGACAGTGTTGCAATATCAAAAGGCTTTGCAGATACTAACTACTTAAAATCAACAGGTGGTGGTACTGGCGCACAAATTAGAGTACGTACTGAAGATCAAATCTTTACAGCAGACTACTCATTTACAATTAATAGTTTTACAGCTAGTGTTGCTAATATTACTGGTAGAACAGTTGACGGGACTTTAATTACTGTTCCGGCAGGACACGGACTTGATAGTGGTGCAAACGGATTACCATTTAGATACGAAACTACAGGAACAAGTGCAACGGCAACTCCGGCATCAAGTGCGGTAGCTCAACCACTTAAAAACTTAAACCCAATTTATGTTAGAGTTGCAAGTGCAACAACATTAGAATTTTATGAAAATGCAGACGCAGCTAAAGCAGCTACAGCAAATAGAAAAATTAGTTTCCAAGCAGGTACCGGTTCAGGTACACAAACATTAGTTGATGCAGAATATCAACCAGATATACTAGACGGTAAGTTCCTTGCTAACGAAGCAATGCCAAGAGAAGCAGCACTTAGACGTCAAGGCGACCAAATGGACGGTACGCTTTACCTTGATAAGCATCCTGGAGACTTAGCAAATATTACAACTGGCTTAGAAGATTTACAAGCCGCTACTAAATTTTATGTAGACAACACAAGTTATGCAAGTAATGTAAACTTGTATGTTAGTTTACAAGGTGACGATAACCAAGTTAATACTCCTGCTGGTAAAGAAGGTAGAGCATTAAGTTATGCATATCGTACAGTAAATGCTGCACTTAGAAAAGCAGAAGAAATTATAGAAACAAGCAGGTTAGAGCCTGGTCCGTATATGCAGACTATCACAGTTGATAACTCTGGTACACTTACTCCTACATTTGTAAAAAGTGGAAACACAAATACATTAGGATTTAAAGTTCCTGCTACATACAATGCACAAACAACTGCTAACTTTAAAGCACTTATGGACAACAACAAAAAGTTTGTCCAAGAAGAAGTTATTGCATGGATAACAGCTCAAATTACATTAGCAAATGCAGCTGTTACACTAGACCCAAACGTTCCTGCAGAAGCAGAGTTAATTAAATGGAAAAACTTTACATACAAAGAAGCTACGTGTAAGCGTGATGTTGGGTTAATTTATGAAAGTTTAAAACTTGATGTTATCAGCGGTACCAATGCTAACAAACTTTCAAGGCAAGCAGGTTTAAGATACTATAGTAATGCCAGTGGTGCTATTGCTATTGGTCCGCAGAAAGCACAAACAAAAGCAACCATTGACAAAGTTGAAGAAATTACTAGACAGTATATCTTAACTAACCTTCAATGGCAAGGTGGTTCTGGTAACCCTGGTGTATACAATACTGACGTTATACAAAACGTAGTTAGTCCAGGTACAGCTGCTCCAGCAGATGCTATTGCAAGAGTAGGCGACCTATTTGATATCATTGGAAATATTATTGATAACGGAGTAGACAGTGCTCCAACATTACAAGAAGGTTCAGTATATGTTATTGAACTTGACAATGGTGGAAACGGAAACGTATTCCAAGGGCAAGCATCAAATACAGACTTAATACCAGGTAAAGTTATTACAGGTACTAAGTCAGGTGCTGTATCAAGAATTGTAAACTATTATAGAGGTGACGAACTAGGTGGTTCAGCACATGACCAAATAGAACTTATACTTGAAGAACCAGTAGAGTTTATTGCTAGATCAGATCCAGGTGTTGCTACTGAAGCTGACCCAACTTATGAAGCAGGTGATGTACTTGAGTTTGGTAACAAAGTAAGTCAACAAAATATTACAGTGTTCCTTGAAACTGGTATATTCTACGAAGACTATCCATTACGTGTTCCAGCTAACGTTTCCGTTAAAGGTGACGAGTTTAGACGTACACACATTCGTCCAAGAAAGCGTGTGTCACAATCTAAGTGGGCAGGACAATATTTCCATAGAGACAATTATTTCGATAACATGACACTACACAATCACAGTGTAGAAATTGAAGGCGAAATAACACTAACTTTAACACAAGCGGTAACTGTTGCTGTAGGTGATAAAATATCACAAACTGTTTCAGCTGGTACAGCAATAGCGTATGTGCAAAACAAAGCAACTAACTCTACAAGCATTGTAGTTCAGTATTATGACGGGTACGATGCTGTTACAAATAACGGTGTACCACCAAGCGAAACTGGTAACGGATATGCTGACGTAACAGCGTTTGATACTGTAGTAAGTAACAATATTTCTATTAACAATGCCGTACAAGCAGGTACATACTTAACTGGTACGCCAGTGCAATATGCAAGACCATCAAACTTTGGTTATCATTATGCACTTGATCCAAGAAGACCAGTTAATACACAAGCAGGCACTGTTGTTAACCCAGGTGGTTATACAAATGCTGTTAGTTTGTTAACGAAAAACAGAGATGCGATTGTACAAGAAGTTTTATTATTTTTAGCTGAAAGTTCACAAGCTAACTTAAATAACGGTGGTTTTGGTGATTATACACAAGTTGATTTAACACTAACTGGTAACGTAACTTTCACCAGAGGCGACACAGTTATTCAAGCAGGTACAAACGTAACTGGTAAAGTAAAAAGCGATAGCACAGATAATACAGTTACTATTGTAGGACCAAGTGGAATATTTAATACCACAGGCGCATTAAGTGTTAGCGGTGTAAGTAAAGGAGCAAATAGTGTTCCGGCAACTGTGTCAAGTGCAGTAGCATTTACTTATGGACCAAAATGTGCAAGAGACTTAGGTCTTATTGTTGATGCATTAGCGTTTGACTTAGACAAAGGTCTTGTTGATCAGTCACTTGAGATCCAGGGTAAATATTATGCAGGCGCTGTAGAAGTAGGGCAAGAAATTATAACGTCAGCTTCAATACTAGAAATTGGTAACATTGCACAAGCAATATTAGGTGCATCAGGTTCACCAGTAGGTACTCCAAGTGTGCCAAGTGCAAGACAAGCGGCATCAGCTTGGGATATTACAGTAACGACTGCACAACTTGCTGAGGTAGGCACAAGTACTATTGTTTCCGGACTGTTGAATATTATTGTGTTTGCATTCAATACAGAATACAATCCACCTAAAGACAACAAAGATATGGACGTCTTCTTAATGAACGATGCTACTATCTTACGTAATATGACTGTGCAAGGACATGGCGGATTTATGTGTGTACTTGACCCAGACGGCCAGGTACTTACTAAGTCACCATACATACAAACAGGTTCAAGTTTCTCACAATCAATAAACAAGCAAGCATTTAGAGGTGGTATGTTTGTTGATGGTTTTGTTAGTAACATGCCGTTAGAGATCACTGATAATATTTCAGGTGCAGGTTCTAACTCACCCTTTGAAATATTTGTAAGAAGTAGAAGAGATTCAAAACTAGTTGGCGGCAACGGAGTAGGGCTTGGATTGTTTTCAAGACGTCCACAACTACCAGCACCATTTTATGTAAATGGTGTACGTTATCAAGTTAATGCTATTAGGAATTATAGCCCAACTAACGGTACAGCAGAACTTATTCTTGATAAGAATTCAAATCCAGATGCCAACGGCGAAGGACAAGGTTGGATTGGCGGTGAAAACTTTCCAATCGTATTACAAACAGCTGGTAACAGATCTATGCTTGGTAATGACTTTACGCAAGTTAACGATTTGGGTTACGGTCTATTATGTACTAACAACGGTATATCAGAAATGGTTAGTATGTTTACGTACTATTGCCACGCAGCTTATTATGCAAACAACGGTTCTGAGATTAGATCGTTAAACGGTTCTAATGCTTATGGTAACTTTGGACTAGTTGCTGCAGGTGGGGACCCGAACGAAGTTGCACAAACAGGTTCGTTAGCATTTGATACTTCACAAACAGCTAAAGTATATGTTAACTCAGGAGTAAGTGCTAACGCTAACGCATTACAAACATTCCTATACGTAACTGATACTGACTTTGCTCCATTACCAGAAGGCGAAGTTGACGTACTTTACAATAAAAAAATAGCTATTGCTAGTATTGGCGCAACTAATCCAGTAACAGTTAACGCAGCAGCACATGGCTTTATTGCAGGACAAAGAGTGCTAGTAGAAAGCAGTAATATTCCTACTAGTGGTGGTGGTGCAAATCCAGGACTAGACGGTATACGTTATGTAGGAACCAATCCATCAACAGGTACACTAACACTTTATACTGATGCAGCTCTTACAACAACGTTAAACGGTTCATCATATAACACAGGCAACTTAGGTAATACAGCTACAATACAAGATGCCGGCGGTGAAGCCAGTAGTCTTAGTAGATTCGAAGTTGTAACTGTAACTGATGCGTTTTCAGCAGATGGTATTCCTGGAGTCAACGAAGTTAAACTTACACTAAGTGGTACTCTTACTGGCATTGCGTACAATGCAAGAGCAACTATTACAGCTGGAACAGGTCAAGCGGCAACAGCGGCCCTAGGTAGAGTATCTAGACCAATTAACGCTGCTACTAACAATGATAAGCTATATGTAACACTTCCAGAAAACAGAAATCAGTTTGCGTTAGGTGATACGATATACATTAATGGTACAACTACAAGCAGAACTATTACAGCAATTGAAAGTAATTTAGATAAAGCAGGTCGTAAAACTATTGTTGGAGTTACAAAAGCAAATCCTGTTATAATCGAAACAATAGGACACAACTTTGTAGACGAAGATCCAATTACGATTGTTGATGCATTAGGAGTAACAGATTTAAACGGTACTTACTATGCTAAGGTTAGTACAACTACTGGTGGTACTACAAACGATAAACGCTATGTTGCACTATACAGTGATTCAGCATTAACAACAACAGTAGACGGCACATCATGGGCAGGGTCATACACAGCAAGATCAGGTAAAGCTACTTTAACAGGCAATGGCGGCAACGTGTTAATAGGTGAACAAGGAGCGGTATGGAAACTATCATTCTCCAATTCAACTAACGATGAGTCAGTAAGCACAGGCGGATTATCAAGTCCATTAGGAGCAGGTGACGCAGTTAACCTTAGGTCTAGAGCAAAGTTTATTTTAGACGGAGTACAGACTGTTCCGATTAGACCATCTACAGCAGTTGTGTTTGAAGAACAACCTGAGAACACTTATCGTTCTATTAACTTTGATACAACACCAATAACAACATTTGACGGTTTAGGTGAAACACAATTACCCACTGATCAAAACATACTTACATTTGATAGTAACTATGAGTACATTAGACAAAGAGTAGATTACGGTTTCTACAAATCACAGGTTAAGCTAACATTAAACGTAGTATTAGCAGGTCCTATAAGTGTAGGGTCTATTGTTAGACAAGGGTCAGCAACAGGTACAATAACTAAAGCAGTTGCTGCAGGTGCTACTGTACTTTATGTTAAAAATTGGAACGGAACTGATTATACTGTAGGCGGCGGCAATGTTGAACGAGACACAGCAGGTGACGGTACGTTTGCTAGTATTGGTGCATTAGCCACAGGCGGTGTAGTAAAACTAAGTTACCTTACAACTCTTGGTAAAATAGAATCGTTTGGTGGCACACCGGGTGATAGATATATTGCTATTCCAGCACTAGGCAGTGAGTCTACAGTAAGAATTCAAAATGCAGATATGATATTTGCATGGAAAGACAGAATACACAAAGTACTTGCATATCACGATGGGGCAGGTACATCAATAGGTGCTATAGGAACTAGAGAAACTGGCGAGCCTAATTCAGCTATAACTGGGTTCCCATACTTAGAAATTGATCGTACTCCAGCAAGTGACAAGTATTACGATGCCGACGAAGCAGCTCCTACAACAGGTATTGCTGATTCATTAAGTGTTGGTAACGAAACAGACAACGTAAACATTGCAATTGGTGTTCCGTCAGGTGAAGGTGCAGAAATTACTGTTAATATTTCACTATGTAGAGCAACAGGACATGACTTTAGTAATATTGGTACAGGTGGATTTAATACATCTAACTATCCAAACATTATCTTTGGTCAACCTGCAGTTGCAAAAACAGCGATTGTAACAAGTGACGCAACGGCAACCAAAGCCCAAGTATGGGAAAGAAACAAAGGGCGTGTGTTCTTTGCATCAACAGACGAAGATGGATTCTTTAGAGTTGGTAAGTTCTTTACAGTTGACCAAGGTACTGGTACTATATCGTTTACAGCACAAATTAATATCTCAGGACTTGACGGACTAGGATTTAAAGACGGCGAGATTATTAGTAAGTTTACAAGTAGCTTTACACAGGCAACAGCAGAACTTAAAAATGTTCCTACTGAAGTTGCTGTAGTAGATTACATAAACAGACGTTTAGGATTTGACGAATTTAACGTAGTAGATCCTGCAGCACTTACAACAGTAATGAGTGCAACTAATCCGCAACTGACACCAGTAACAAGTGGTGGAGAAACTACACATACACTGAACATGACGAATGGTAGAATTACTTTACTCAAACGTCCTATAGCAGATACTGATGCAGCAACTAAAGAATATGTTGATAACAGAATCTTTGCTAACGATGAATTTGAAGACCTGCGCAATGTAAGTTTATATCAAACAGATTTTAATAATGCAAACGGTAGAAGTGACTTACTTGTACTAACAGGACAAAAGAAAGTTTATATCAAATACGTTGCTGGCACTATGTTTAGTGTAACCGATGTTATTTTTGGACAAGATTCAAATAGTGCAGGACGTATTGTTGACATTAGTGATTCGTTTAAATTTGATAATGGTGAAAACAGTACAGACGTAGCATCAGGACTTAATGTTCAGGTACTAACTTACACAGTGTTACCATTAACAATGGTTGCATTAAATGCTACTGGAACTGTTGCTGTAAGAGGACAGCTATTAAGACAGCCAAGTACGGGCGCACAAGGTTATGTATTACATCCACAAACAGTAGTTGGATCAGGTAAAACAACAGCTACTCAAATTATGCTTAGAGAAGTAACAGGCGTATTTAACGGTACTGCTATTGAGCTTGTTAATAACCCAGGTGGTAGTGAAACTATAGTTGCAACAGCAGCATTAGTAACTAGTACCGCACTTATTGCAGACGCCTCAAGTGGAGATCCAATAGACTTCCAAGCAGAAACTATATCAAATGGTAATGTGTCAAGAAATACTACACAAGGTAGAGACGGACTTGCTGTATATCCGATGATTGAAGTTGCTAACGCAAGCGAAAGCAAAGTTGGTAGTCCAGGAGCTGCAACACGTAGTGATATTAACTTAACAGTAACTAGATCCGAAGATGCTACAAGTATTAACTTACAGTATCAAGCAGAAAGTTTACTAGATGCGGATGTTAATACCTCAGCAGATATTCAACAACAAAAACTGTTGATGACTAAAGCACCATTGTTAGCCAATAGTGATCTGTTTGAAGACTTTACAACTAGTGGAAGAAGAACTAGTCAAGCAAATAAAGGTATTGCAGCGTTT